ATCATTTCCCGGCGATGTGCCCGCGCTGGTACGTCAGCGGTACGGATGTGTACGGCCGCAGCCCCGGCATGGACGTGCTGGGCGACGTGAAGGCACTCATGATCCTCGAGCGGCGCATGGCCCAGGGCGTCGATAAGACCACCAACCCACCCATGGTCGGCCCGGCCAGCCTCAAGAATGCCGTGGTCAACCTTCTGCCCGGTGGCGTCACGTACGTTGACGGCCAGACCCGCGACGTGTTCCGCCCGGCGTATCAGGTCAGCTTGCCGCTGGGCGAGTTGGACACCCTCATCCAGCGCCACGAGCAGCGTATCCAGCGCGGCCTGTATGCTGACCTGTTCTTGATGATCTCGCAGGAAGAGGACGTCCGTACCGCGACCGAGATCAGGGTCAGGCAGGAGGAAAAACTCCTCGTGTTGGGTCCCATGCTGGAGCGCTTGCAGGTCGAGCTGCTCAATCCGCTGATCGACCGCACGTTCAAATTGATGTTGCAGGCTGGCCAGATCCCCGAAGCTCCGCCCGAGCTTCAGGGTGCCGACCTGAAAGTCGAGTACATCAGCCTGCTGGCGCAATCGCAGCAGGCCATTGCGACCGGAGCGATCGAGCGGTTTGCCGGGTTCATTGGCAATTTGGCTGCGGTCAACCCCGAGGTGCTCGACAAGTTTGATATGGATCAATCCGCCGATGAGTACGGGGAAGCGCTCGGCGTACCGCCCAGGATCGTCCGCTCCGACGAGGCTGTGGCGGAATTGCGGCAGGGCCGGGCACAGAAGCAGCAGGCGATGGAGCAGGGCCAAGCGGCCATGACTGCGGCGCAGGGTGCGCAGGTGCTGTCGCAGACCGACACGAGAAGCGACAACGCGCTGACTCGCATGCTTGGGATCAACCCTTGAGCAACGACGAATTGCTGCTGCCGATGAACGCGAAACTGTCCGGCGGCGAGATGCTGCGCGTCGTCAGTGGCAACGGCCGGTCGATGCTGGTGCCTGTCGGGGCGTTGATGGCTGGCCCGGTGATCGAGGCACTGCGTGACGACCTCGCCGTGCTGACCGCCCGCGTGCTGGTGCTCGAGGCCGAGATCAAGACGAAGAAGGATAAGGACAAGCCATGAGCACTCACGAGCTGCTGCTGCCCACGGTCAGCGACCTCGACGGCACCGAGGTCTTCCGCGCCATCCAGTCGAGCGGCGCTGTCGTGCAGGTGCCGTATACGGCCATTACCGCAGAGTCCAACCCGCCGGTATCCGGCCTGACCGCTCTGACCGGAGCCGGCACGGCGGACGGCGATCTGCATCAGATCTACGACCTGTCCGCCACGACCAACAAGAAGCAGACGGTGGCCGAACTGGCCCTGGCGCTGAAGACACGGCTTGCGCTCGCTGACTACGCCGACGATGCCGCTGCGGCGGTGGGCTTGGTCCCGGTCGGCGGCCTTTACCATACTTCCGGGGCAGTTCGCGTGAGGGTAGCCTGATGGCTGACATCTATTACGAGCCGAGCCGTGCGTTACCGGCCAAGGTCCTGACCGCAACCCCGACCGTCAGCAGCAGCCCAGCCTACAGCACCGGCGACAACGTCGGCGGCAAGATCACGCTGACCGAGGTGGCGCGCGCCGCCATGGGCTCGGGCCTGATCCAGAGCGTCGTGATCACCAGCAAGAGCCTGCAGACGGCAACGTTCGATGTGATCTTCTTCAACGCCGATCCATCGGGCAGCACCTTCACGGACAATGCCGCGCAGGCGCTCGTCGACGCCGACCTGAGCAAGGTCATCGGCGTTGCCCAGTGCACCACGGTGGTGGCGCTCTCGGCCGAGAGCATCCATCAGGCGAGCGGGCTGGCGCTGCCCTTCGCGCTGACCGGCGGGGCCACCACGATCTATGCCGCGATCGTCGTCCGGGGCACGCCGACGCTGGGCAGCACCAGCGACATCCACCTCTCCGTTCGCATCCTGCAGGACTGACCGGCATGGGCTTGATGGGCGCTCGGCGGGTGCTGCTGTCGGGCTCAGGCCGGCTCGTGCCGTCGCTGGACCTGAACTTTATGGCCGGCGCCATGCCGAGCGGCATCACGTTCACGCGAGCCTCAACTGCGTGGTATTTCAATTCATCCGGCGCCCTGACCAGCGCCGCGACCGACGCGCCGCGCTTCGACTCCGACCCGGTGACGCTTGCGGCCAAAGGTCTGCTGATCGAGGAAGCGCGGACGAATTTGTTTCTGAACAGCGCGGTGGGCGTCACGCAAAGTTGCACCGTCGCGGCGGCGGCCAACACGCTGAGCTTCTACGGCACCGGCACGATCACTTTGTCGGGGGTCTCAACGGCCGGGCCGTTGGTCGGGACGGGGGCGGCTAACCGCGTCTCTCTGACATTCACCCCGACCGCAGGAAGCCTGACGCTGACGGTCTCCGGGTCGTGCACCAACGTTCAGCTTGAGCTTGGAAGCTTCGCCACGTCCCCCATCGTCACGGTCGGATCAACCGTCACCCGAGCCGCCGACGTGGCGTCGGTCACGCTGGGGTCGTGGTTCAACACGAGCGCCGGAACGCTGGTGACGGAGGTCAGCTTCCCGGACCTGTTCGGCACGATCAACAGCACGATTTGGCAGATCGACGACGGCACGGCAAACAACCGGCTGTTTGCGTACGGCTCATCGACCACCAATACCCTCTTTGACATCCGCGCGGGCGCGGTCCAGCAGATCAACATCAGCCGCACCGGATGGCTCACCGCCGGCACCATCACTAAAATCGCGGCGGCCTGGGCGACCAACGACGCGCAGGCGGCCTTCGGAGCCACGCTCGGCACGGCGGATACCAGCGTCACCGTCCCGACCGGGTTGACGACGCTGCGTCTGTGCGCCACGTCGGCGGTGACACAGGGGCGGACGCATCTGCGCGCGCTGCGCTACTACGGCAGCCGCCTGCCCAACGCCACCCTGCAGTCGATGACCACCTGATCCCATGCACTACGACCCAACCGATCCAGACGCGGTCGCATCTGAAGAGCGCCTCGCCGCGGCCAAGCAGGCGCGCGAGCTGACCGACCTCCGCGCGGTGCTGGGCATGGCCGAGGGCCGCCGCTGGCTCTGGCGCGTGCTCGAGCAGACCGCCGCGTTCCGGGCGTCCTATGACCCGGACAATCCAATCCGCATGGCGTTTGCCGAAGGCCGCCGATCCACCGGCTTGTGGCTGCTGGCTGAACTTCAGCATGCCGCGCCTGACGCCTTCGCCTCCCTCATCGCGGATACCTACGCCGCTTCACAGCTTCCCAACGACGACGAGGATGAAAATCTGAAATGACCGGAGCCGTACCAGCGGCTGCGTCGGCTGCCCCTGCGGCGCCCGGCAACGCCACTCTTTTGTCCGCGCAGCCAGACCCGGCCCCGGACCCCACGCCGCCGGTTGACCCCGGCGCCCCGCCCCCGACCGAACCGCCTGCTGAGCCCCCGGCTGAACCGGGACCGGAGACCGATCCGGCCGAGCCGGAGAAGGAAGGCGACGAGAAGCCGGAGGACGATGGCCCGCCGGAAGCCTACGACTTCAAGGCGCACGAGGGCGTGGCCCTGGACGCGGCCGCAGTCGAGGCGTTCTCGCCCATCGCCAAGGACCTGAAGCTCTCCCAGGCGCAAGCCCAACGCCTTGTCGACGTCTATGCCGGGCTTCAGGCGCAGCAGGCCGAGGCGCAGGCGGAACAGGTCAAGGCCTGGGCCAAGGCGGTCGTCGCCGACAAGGAAATCGGCGGCGCCAAGTGGGCCGAGAACCGGGCGGTCATTGCCCGCGCCCGCGATCAATTCGCCTCGCCGGGGCTGGTCCAGCTCATGGAACAGACCGGTCTCGGCAGTCACCCCGAGGTCATCAAACTATTCGTTCGCGTCGGCAAAGCAATTTCCGACGACGGGCATGTAATCGGAGGCAATCCCGGTCCCGATCCGCGCAGTGCGGACAGTTTTTACGCCCGCATGTCGCGGTAAGGAGAAGATAAATGGCAACTATCGGCACTACCGCGCTAACTTTGATTGATTGGTCAAAGAGGCTCGATCCCAATGGCAACACCGCCGACTTGGTTGAGCTGTTGAATACAACTAATCCCATCCTCACCGATGCGGCTGTAGTTGAGGGCAACTTGCCCACAGGTCACCGGACCACCGTTCGAACCGGCTTGCCCACGCCAGCCTGGAGAATGTTGAATTACGGCGTGCAGCCCAGCAAATCGACCACAGTACAGGTCGATGATAGCTCCGGTATGCTGGAGGCATACAGCCAAGTCGACAAAGATCTGGCGAATTTGAACGGCAATACAGCCAGCTTCCGTCTCAGTGAAGACCGCGCTTTCATTGAGGGCATGACGCAGGAAATGGCGTCAACGCTGTGGTACGGCAACACCGCGACCGACCCCAAGAAGTTCCTCGGTCTGTCCCCGCGCTATGCATCGCTGTCCGCCGCCAACGCCGACAACATCATCGACGCGAGCGGCAGCGGCTCGGACAACACCAGCATTTGGCTGATCACATGGTCGGATCAGACCACGCACCTGATCTTCCCCAAGGGCAGCCGGGCTGGCCTGCAGTCCCGTGACCTCGGCGAGCAGACCCTGATCGACGCGGCCGGCGGCCTCTACCAGGGCTATCGCTCCCATTACAAATGGGACATCGGCCTGTCGATGCGCGACTGGCGCTACAACGTCCGGATCTGCAACATCGACGTCTCCAACCTGATCGCCGACAGCAGCGCCGCCAACCTGACCCGCCAGATGATCAAGGCCACGCACCTGCTCCCCAGCGAGGGCATGGGCAAGTCGGTATTTTACGTCAACCGTACCGTGTCGACCTACCTCGACCTGCAGATGATGACCGCCACCAACGTCAACCTGACGCTGTCGGAGGCGGAGGGCAAGCGGGTCATGAGCTTCCGGGGCATTCCGATCCGGCGTTCTGACGCCCTCCTAAACACGGAGGCTAGGGTTACTTAAAGTTGTAACCACGGAAAGGCGTAACCACGGAAACACGGAGACACGTTCATGTATATGGATCGGCAAAACCTCTTCAGCGCGGCCCAGGCGATCACCACGGGCAGCGCCGCCAGCACGGACATCATCGACCTCGGCAGCACGCGCGACATCGGCTCCGGCGAAGTGCTGGAAGTCATCGTCGTCATTGACCAGACCTTCACCTCGGGCGGTGCCGGCACCCTCGACGTCAAGCTGCAGACCGACACGGCGGTCGGCTTCGGCACGGTTGTCACGCTGCTGTCGACGGGAGCAACGGCACTGGCATCGCTCACGGCGGGCGCGCAGATCGCTCGCTGGCGCGTTCCGCGTGGCGTGCTGCGGTACCTGCGTCTGCAGTATGTGGTCGCTACGGCCGACATGACGGCCGGGACCGTCACCGCCGGTATTTCGATTGGGCGGCAAGAGACGGCGGTTTACGCCGACGCGCTGTAATCAGGGAGAGTAGTCATGCCAGAGTATCGCGTAATCAAAAAGAGTTACATCCACGACAGGCTGTATGAACCGGGCGAGGTAGTCTCATGGGATGGCCCGCAGGGCACCAACCTCGAGCCGCTGGGCAACGAGAAGCGCCCGCCGGAGCCGAGCATTTTCAGCGGCCGCCCTGGACCTGACGGGGGCAGCCCACCGCCGCAGAGCAAGGGCAAGTCGGAGTTTGACGAGGGTGGCCCTACCCGTCAGACCGCAATCCGCGAGTTCGACGAGAAGCGGCAGGCGGATCAGGAGGTGGACATTCCATCAACCGAGCCGCAAGCGTTGGCAAGGAAGGCTGAGGCTGACGGCGCGCAGAAGGCGGCTGACAAGCCCAAAGCCACGGATGAGGGGCCCAAGGTCAAGCCGCTGAGCAAGCCTGCTGCCCCGAAGCCCGACGAAAAGCCGCCCGAAGCGTGATTGTGGCAAGCGTAACGGTGGGAGCCGAGGCCCCCACCGCTTCGTTTCAATCCACGCACCCGCGCGTGGGTGCGACGCCCGAACCGTCAGGACGCCATCGAGCAGTACGACGTTTCAATCCACGCACCCGCGCGTGGGTGCGACTGCCAAGCCCGTCACCGACGAGGGGCCGAAGGTGTTTCAATCCACGCACCCGCGCGTGGGTGCGACTCCGGCACCCTGGCGGCGATCGGGCGCTTCGGCGTTTCAATCCACGCACCCGCGCGTGGGTGCGACTGCCTTTCGGCAACAACATGATCCCGCTAACGGAACCGGAAAGCCATGGCGTCATCTGAAGTAGAGATCGCCAACTTGGCGCTAAGTCATGCGGGCGCGGGCGGTCCCATAGCGTCTATGGCGGAAGCCAGTGTCGAGGCGCGGGAGTGTCTTCTGCACTACGCCAGTTGCCGCGACACGCTGCTACGATCACACCCGTGGAACTTCGCGCAGAGACAGGCGGCACTCGCCGATCTGGGCACCACGGTCGAGGGCTGGGCCTACGAGTATCAATGGCCGGCGGACTGCTTGCAGATCCACCACATCCGCGCCGGTGGGTATGACAGCACGGCGATCATCTGGGCCAACGAGACGCTGCCCGCCAGTCTGGGCACCACGGTCCTATACCCGCCCGTGCCGTACAGCATAGGCGTAACGACTGATGGCCTGTCGCGCACGATCCTGTGCGACGCATACCAAGCCTATGCGTCCTACACGGCGGCGGTAACCATCACGACGCTGTTTGATCCGCTCTTCAGCGACGCCTTGGCCTACCTGCTGGCAAGCCGCGTCGTGCAGCGCCTGACCGGCAACCGCACCATCAAGAGCGACTGCACACAGATGTACCAAGCCACGCTGCAGGCGGCCATGACCCGCGATGCCAACGAGCAGCGGCCGGCGGCCATCCCCGAACCGGACTGGATTAGAGCAAGGAGCTGATGATGGATGCGAAACTGATCGCTCAGGTCTGTCACGAGGCAAACCGTGCGTACTGTCGCGCGATTGGCGATGACAGTCAGGTTCCCTGGGAAGAGGCCCCCGGTTGGCAACGTGACAGCGCTGTTTCTGGTGTCGAGTTTGCTCTTGACCACCCGGAAGCGACGCCGTCTGACAGCCACGAGGCATGGCTGGCCGAGAAGCGGGCAGACGGCTGGGCCTGGGGCAACGTTAAAGACCCGGACACCAAACGGCACCCGTGCTTCTTGCCCTACGATCAGTTGCCCATTGAGCAGCGACTCAAGGACGCGCTGTTTCTCGCCGTGGTCGGCGCGCTGAAAGACTGATGCCCGCGATACCCCAACGCAGTTTCAGCGGCGGCGAGCTTGCCCCGTCCCTCCATGCCCGCAGTGATCTCGCCAAATACCAATCCGGCGCCAAGACCCTCCGCAACATGATAGTTCTTGCCCATGGCGGCGCGAGCAATCGCCCCGGCACCAAGTTCGTCGCGGAGGTCAAGGACAGCACCGAGCGGGTGCGCCTGATCCCGTTCCAGTTCTCGGTCTCGCAGACCTATGTGCTGGAGTTCGGCGACCTGTACATGCGGGTGTTCACCAATGGCGCGCAGGTCCTGTCCGGCGCTACGCCGTATGAAATCGCGACGCCCTACGCCACCGCCGATCTGGCCACGCTGAAGTTCGTGCAGTCCGCCGACATCATGACGATCGCCCACCCGTCCCATGCGACGCGCAACCTGTCGCGCACGGCGCACACGGCGTGGACGCTGGCCACCATCACACTAGCCCCGGCGCTCGCGGCCCCGGCCGGGCCTGTCGCCACGCCGACCAATGGCAGCGGTGCCGTTCCCACGCACACCGATAGCTACAAGGTCACGGCGGTCGCCAGCGAAACGCTGGAGGAAAGCCTGCCATCGGTGGCCGCGACGTGCTTGAACTTCCCGCTCTCGCCCGCCACCGGAACCTACAACACCGTGACATGGTCGGCGGTCACCGGAGCGACGAAGTACAACATCTACAAGGAGTCCAACGGCAGCGGCATCCATGGCTACATCGGCAGTGCCACCGCGCTGAGTTTCACCGATACCAACTTGGCCGGCGACGACAGCGACACGCCGCCCGGTGCCCGCGATCCATTCGCCGCCTCGAACTATCCCGGCGTCGTCACCTACCACCAGCAGCGCCGCGTGTTCGGCGGATCGACCAGTGCTCCGCAGACGGTGTGGATGAGCCAGAGCGGCAACTACTCGAACTTCAACGTCTCGTCTCCCAGCCGGGATGATGACGCGGTGACGTTTACCCTGGCCAGCCCCCAGGTCAACGAGATCCGGCACTTCGTGGCCCTCGCTGACCTGCTGGTGCTGACGTCGGGCGGTGAGTTCAAGGTCACCGGCGGGGGCAGTGGCGGCGGCGATGCGATCACGCCGAGCGCGGTGGTGGTGCGCCCCCAGGGCTATCGCGGCTGCAGCCATGTGCCGCCGCTGATCATCGGCGAGACCGCGCTGTTCGTTCAGGCCAAGGGCGCGATTGTCAGGGACATCGGCTACAGCCTCGACACCGATGGCTACACCGGCAATGACCTGTCCGTCCTGAGTAATCATCTCTTCGAAGGCTTAACCCTCGACGAGTGGGCCTATGCCCAAGCGCCGCACAGCATCGTCTGGGCGGTGCGGTCGGATGGCGTCATGCTATCACTAACGTACATGCGCGAGCACCAAGTGTGGGCGTGGTGCCAGCATGACACGGCCGGGCTGTACGAGAGCGTCTGTACAGTTTCGGAAGGGACCGAGGACGCGGTCTATGTCGCGGTAAAGCGCACCATAAACGGGGTTGTCCGGCGCTATGTCGAGCGGCTGCAGAGCCGCATCGTCAATGATGTGAGGGACTCGTTTTTCGTCGACGCCGGGCTGAGCTACGACGGTGCGGCGGCCACCGTGATCAGTGGTTTGGACCACCTTGAGGGCGAGACCGTCACCATCCTGGCCGATGGCAGCGTGTCGGCATCGCAGATCGTCAGCGCCGGAACCATCACCCTGCCGGCCGCCGCATCCGTCGTCCATGTCGGGCTGGCTTACACGTCCGAAATCAAGACGCTCGACTTCGATCTGGCCCAGGCGCGGGCCCCGGCCAACGCGAAGCGGCGGGTTACGGAAGTGGTCGTGAAGGTGGAGCGGAGCCGGGGACTTTGGGTCGGGCCGGACGCGGATCACGTGGTCGAGGTCAAGCAGCGCGACGTCGAGCCGTATGGCGACCCGATCGAGTTGTTCACGGCCGACATCAAGATCGCCATTCCGCCGTCCTGGGGCCGCTCCGGCTCCATCGTCCTGCAGCAGCTCGACCCGCTGCCGCTCACGGTGCTCGCTGTGCTGCCAGAGGTCGAAGTTGGCGGAAATTAAAGTCGTGGCCGCGACATGGCAATACGGTCACGCGGTCGCGGCCAACATGCGCCCGGCCGACGCGGCTGAAGTCTGGGCACTGGCGCGGCACAGCCCGGCGGAGGCGGTCCGGCGCAGTCTCGAGATCCCCGGCGAGGCATACGCGTTCCTGGCAGGCGACGAACCGCTGGCGGTGTTCGGGTGCGCGGAAACGGAGGTGGCCGAGGTCGGCTCGCCGTGGCTGCTGGGTGCTGAAGGCGTCGATCGGCATGCACGCAAGTTCCTCGAGCTGGGCCGGTCCTACGTCGCCCATTGGGCGCACGAGTACACCGACCTGTACAACGTCGTCGATGCCCGCAACGAGCGCAGCATCGACTGGCTCGGCCGGCTTGGCTTCGTGTTCGACGAGCCGGTCCTGATCGGGCCGGATGGCGCACCGTTCCTTCCATTTCATCTGCGGAAAACGTGACATGTGCGAGCCAGCGACATTGACGGCCATTGGTGCCGGCATCGCCAGCGCGGCGTCCTCGGCCGGTGCGGCGGTCGCGACGGCAGCCAGCGGCATAACCCTGGCCGGAGCCGCCACGGCGGCAACAGCGGTCAGCGGCGCGGTCGGTGCCTACGGCGCGATAGCGCAGGGCAAGGCGCAGAAATCCCAGGCACGGTATCAATCGGCGGTCGAGCGCAACAACGCCACCATCGCCGGCTGGCAAGCGACCGACGCCCAGCAGCGCGGGCAGATCGAGGAGCAGCGTCAGCGGCTGGCGACGGCGCGGCTGCGCGGTGCCCAGCGCGCCGGCATGGCCGCCAACGGCATCGAGATCGACAGCGGCAGTCCGCTCGACGTCTTGATGGACACGGCACAGTTGGGCGAGTTGGACGCGCTGACGATCCGATCCAACGCCGAGCGCGAGGCCTACGGGTTCAGGAGTCAGCAATCCAACCTGACGGCGCAGGCCGGGCTGACGCGGATGGCCGGGCGGAGCGCGCAGACGGCGGGCTACATCGGGGCCGGGAGTACATTGCTGTCAAGCGCAGCTACAGCGGGTGATAGGTATCAAACGTATAAGAAATACGGGCTGTGATGGTGGTACGTCTCACGCCTGTTTGTCGGAATGACGCAGTTCCGGCATGCTGGTATTCCGAGGTCGGGCGGGGCAAGTCGAGGCGAGGCGCGGCGAGTCTTGGTCAGGCGCGGTTTGGCAAGGTGCGGCTAGGCAGGGCAGGGATAGGGGGCGCTGGAAACGGCGTCCCCTTTTGCATGACTGGGGGCGTTCGTGGTTAGAGTTCCGCAATACGAAGGTCCTAGCGTTCGGCCGACACCGTTGCGCACCGAGCAGTCAATCCGCGCGCCGGCTGAGGCATTCGGCGCTGGCATCGGGCAGGCGGTCCAGAAGGCTGGACAGGAGTTCGGGCAGGTCGCCTCGCTCATCGACAAGCGGATGGTCGAGCAGGCGAAAGAAGATAGCGAACTGGCCGCCTTCAATGCCTACTCCGCCGCCAGCGCCGAGCAGCAGAAGCTGTTTTACGAGGGCGACACCGCGATCTACCGCAGGCGCGGTGCCCAGGCGATGGGCAGCACCAACGAGGCCGCCGTCGAACTGAAGCGGATCGGTGAAGACACCGGCAAGGGCCTGACCAGTCCGTACGCGCAAGAGCAGTTCAGCAAACTCTGGTCTCGGCACCAGAACAGCGAGATGGGGGCCGTCAGCCGGCACGAAGCCGGGCAGAGGCAGGAGTTCCGCGATCAGACCGTGGCGGGCGTGGTCGCGACGTCGCAGAACCAAGCGGTGCTCCGCTACAACGACGAGGGCGAGGTCAACAGCCAGATCGGGCTCGCCGAATTGGCAATCCGGGCGAACACCAAGGGCCTGCCGCCGGAGCAGGTTGACGCCCAGGTCCTGGCGATGCGCTCCGGCATCCAGAAGGCGGTCGTCCTGCGCATGGCGACCGACAACCCGCTGGCCGCCAACGAGTACTACAAGGCGCACGCGGCCGATTTCACTGCCGACGACAACGTGGCGCTCCAACGGACGTTGGATCCGACACTCAAGCGGGCTGAGGCACAGGCCAGCGCTGACAGCATTATCCAGCGGGTGACCAAGCCGGCCGGCTCGCTGCATGAGGCGGTCGAGAGCGTCGAGAGCGGCGGCGATGGCAATGCTGAGTCGGGCAAGGGCGCCAAGGGCGTCATGCAGGTGCTCGACAGCACCGGCCAGGAGGTCGCCCAGAAGCTGGGCATCCCGTGGCAGCCGGAGCTGATGAAGGGCACGACGAAAGAGGCGGTCGAGTATCAGCGCAAGATCGGGCGGGCCTATCTCGACGAGCAACGGCTGAAGTACGACAACAATAACACACTGGCATTGGCGGCATACAACGCCGGGCCGGGCATGGTTGACGACTGGATCAACGGCACCAACAAGACTGGCAAGAACCCCGATCTGGTCAAGCTCGGCGACCCCCGCACGGGCGAGATTACCGAGGCTGCGTGGTTGGCCAAGGTGCCATTCAAGGAGACCAAAGACTATGTCTCCAGGGTGACGTCGAGGTTGACATCACCTTCTGAAAACATCGCGCTGACCGAGGCGCTGCGGATCAACGCAGAGGAAAACTCGGGAGACCCGGAAAAGCGCGAGAATGTCGAGCAGCGGATACTCCGGGAGAACGGGGTCCGAGAGTCGGCGCGGCGTGATCGCGAGCAACAGTCCTCGGACAAGGCATGGGCGCATATGCAACAGGGCGGATCCTATGACACGCTGCCGCCCGAGATCCTGCGCGATCTGCCGGCGACGCTGCACCAGTCGCTGCAGAGCTACGAGACGCGCCGGGCGGCAGGCTCCAAGGTCAAGACTGACCGCGATGCCTATCTCCAGCTATCCGATCTGGCAGGCAAGGATGGTGACGCGTTTCTGGCCACCGACCTCAACCAGTATCGCGACAAACTGTCGGATGAGGACTGGCAGCACTTCGCCGATCTCCGGCGCTCGCTCCAGGCTGGCGGCGAGCGGGCCGCCGAGACACGGGCCGGAGAGCGCACGCGCGACCAGATCGCGACCCAGGTCCTCAACGATGCCGGGTACGATCCGACGCCGAAGCCTGGGTCCAGCAATGCTTCCAGCGTCAAGCTGTTCCACGAAGCGTTCGGCCGGGCGATTGTCGACTGGAAAGCCAACAATCCGGGCAAGAAGCCGGGCGAGATGGAGATGGTGGCCATTGCCGACCGGCTGATCATCCAGGGCGCGCTCAAGGGCAGCGGGACGTTCTGGGATGACGACAAACGCGTCTTCGAACTGACGCCGGAGGACGTCCCGAACTTCCGGGGCAAGGACGCCCAGGGCAAGGACCTCCCGCCGATCCCGCCCGAGATCGCCTCGCGCCTGCAGGCCGCGTTCAAGAGGGCGAACGGGCGAGACCCGACCGGCGCTGAGTTGCTGAGCGACAGTCTTGAATACCTGCGGTCGAGGCCCGCTCAATGACGGGTCTCGCTCCTGACGACGAGTTCGATGCCTTCTATGCGAACAAGGCGCAAGCCAAGGCTCCAGTAGCTCCGGCTCCGGAGGTTCCGGCGCTCAGCATCGGGAAAGCTCCGGCACCGGTTCCGGCGGACGAGTTCGATGCCTTCTATCAACAGAAGCGGGCGGGCGCGCTGCACACCAATCTGGCCGGCGCTGCCGCCACCACCCCGGACGCGCACCAGAAAGCCGTGGACGACGGCAAGGTCCTCGACGTTCCGGCCGATGTGGCGGCGCGCAACCGCACCGAAACCGAGAAGCAGGCTCGCATCCAGCGCTACCGCGATGCCCTGAATGACGCGCCCAAGCTGGCGGCGCTGCTGGCCGAAGACCCTGACCTCGCCAAGATCAGCGCCGACGACCTCGAGGGCCTGGGCAAGACCGAGAGCACGTTCGGCAAGATCCTGTCGGCGTTCTACGGCGGCGGGTCGGGCGCTGGGCAGGCGGTCGGCGACGTCGGGCGCTCGGTCGTGGGCGGGCTGGTCGGGGACGTGGCCGGCTCCGGTCTGTCCGGACTCTCCGAGTTGAATGAGGTGGGCGCGCGGACCCTCGAGCGCGGCATGCGCGCGGTCGGTCTCGACGCGGCGGCCGATGCCCTGACCGCTCCGATTGTGCCGTGGTGGCTCAACCCGTCCGGCATCCTCAAGGCCCCCGGCGAGACGCTGAAAGAGACCGGCGAGGCCATCAAGCCGCCGGAAGAGCGACAGAACCTCGTGACCGACATTGCCGGCGGCGTCGGGCAGGTTGCCGGACAAATCGCCCTGGCGCTGCTGACCGGAGGGACGGCAACCACCGCCATGCTGCTCGGGCAGGGTGCCGACATCATGGCCGAGCGGGTCGATGAGGCGGGCAAAGCGGGCACGGCCGAGGGTGACACGGCCATCGTGGCGGGCGCTGGCGTGACAGCCGTGCTCGAGAAGCTGGGTCTGGACGCGCTGCTGCATCGCGTGCCCCCGGCTGTCAAGAACACCATCCTGCGCCAGTTGACGGATATCAGTCTGGCTGGCGGCATCGAGGCGCTGGAGGAAGCCGCCGAAGGTATCCTCCACAACATGATTGAGATGGTCACCGTCAATCCGGACGCGAAGCTGCTGGAAGGGTTGGAGCAGGACGCGGCGGCGGGCGGCGGCACGGGCGCTGTGGTCCGGGCGCTGATCAACGCCGCGACCAAGGGCCGTCAGATCTCGGACAACACGAAGAAGGAAATGCGGGCCGGGCAGGACGCCGCCACGGTCGAGGCGCTGGTCGCCGGCACCGCCGAGAGCAAGCTGCGCGACCGCAACCCGGATGCGTTCAGTCGGGTGATGGCGGCGCAGACGCAGGGCACCCCGGTCGAGACGTTCTATGTCCCGGCTACGGCCATCGCCGAACTGTACCAAGGCGGCTCGTCCTTCAGCGAGGACGACGACCCGCTCAATCAGATCGACGGGTTGCGGGAGCAGTATCAGGAGGCTCTCGCTGTCGGCGGTGACGTCGAGATCAGTGCGGCCGACTACCTGACGCACATCGCGCCGACCGACCTCCACGGTCGGCTGAAGAACGACCTGCGGGCGAGCCGTGACGGCTGGTCGGTCAATGACGCCAAGGCCTACGCCGAGAACCCGGATCGGGAGTCCGAGCTAGCCGCGCTGGTCGAGAAGCTGGCGCTGGAGAACGAGGGCGCGGCGGTCGGGCAGACGGTGTTCGACGACACGTACCGCCAACTGATGGACACCGGGCAGTACCAGAGCCATCAGGCGGCGGCGCAGGCCACGCTGGTCCGCGAGCGATACCTGACGCGGGCGCAGAGGCTGGGCAATGGGCAGGACGCCGATGCGCTGTATCTGCGCGATCAGGTCAGGGTCCACGGGCCGGGCGCTCTGGCGCGGGTTCAGCGCGGCGATCTGGATCTCGTCATCGCCCGGCTGAAGAGCGGCGAGACGGTGACGGCGGACAAGACGCCCGTGCTCGACATCGTGCGCAAGGCCGGCGGCGTCAAAGTCGGCAGTCAGCTTGAGCAAGAGCTGCGGGCGATGGGCCTGACGCCGAAGACCCACCCCGGCCTGTTCAAGAAGACCGGCGGCATCGGCGACGTCGACAACTTCGTGCTGTCCGAACACGACGTTCTGCGGGACAACGGCGTGCCGGACAGCGGCAACGGCTATGCGGATCGCGAGGCGGTGCTGGAGGCATTGCGCCGGGAAGCGGGCGGGCGCGGGGCCGCTCTGCTGACCCAGGACGAGCGTCAGCAGCAGACCCGGCTGGACGAGCCGGTGGCGGTGCTGGCGGAGCAGATGGAGGCGGCGGGGCTCGACCCCAACGCCATGACCGCCGAGGAAATCAAGGCGTGGGCGACGGGCCAGCAGGCGACTGACACGGCTCCGGCTGATGGGCAGGGCGTGCTGCTGCAGCCAGTCAATCCTGACGTTGACCTTGATCAGCCCATCCCGGTCATCTCGGTTGATCGGGAGTCGTTCGGGAGGCCATCCGACGACAAGAAGCGCGTTTACGCGCGGGATAGGGATACGGTAACGGCGGGGGTCATCCGCAACGCGGATCAAGGCTGGGACCTCAGCCTGAACAAGAAAGATTTCAAACACGGGCTGTCGAGCTATTACAAATCAATCCGGGATACGGGCGAGGAAGATGCAGGCGGCGCTCATGTCGACGCAGGCCGGGTGATCCGCAGTCTGGTCGAGAATGCCGTCCTCGTCGAAAGTCATCCGGATCACAAAGGAGACCCGCGCGTCCTGCAGGTCCATGACATGTTCGCGGCGGTGCGAGTCGGCGGAGATCTTTACGCCGTCAAGCTTGTCGTCGAGGAGTTTGACAAGGGCAACAAGCGGGTGACCTTCGAGGACATCCGCCGTGTCCACGATTACTTCTTGCCGAAGAGAGTGTCCGCCCCGTCGGGCGCGGAGCTACCGGGGGCGGCGCCATCCGTCAGTGCAACAGGGTCCATCGAAGCCGCGCGCGCCAAAGGTGCCCCTATAACGGACGCGATAATTTTACGCGATTTGCTGGCCGGACTCAAGGACGACCAAGGTCAGCCCTATTTCCAGACGGGCGGGTCGGGCGAACTGTTCCAGTCCGTCTACCACGGCAGCCCGCACATCTTCGACGCCTTCAGCACGGCGGCAATTGGAAGTGGCGAAGGGGCGCAGGTCTACGGCTTTGGGCTGTACTTCGCGGGCAAGAAGGAGATTGCGCAGTATTACCGGAGCGTGTTGGCCAAGCCTGCGCGGTATCTGGTCGACGGCGTCGACGCCGAGGCGCTGGGGCCTGGGGCGGCTGCGCTGGCTAAGCGCATTGCCGAAGGGCGGCTGACGCTCAACGATCATTTGTCGACGGTCGAGAAGGAAAGCCAAGCCTGGGTCGATGCGGCGGATAGCGATGCGGAGCGGGCGCGGAGGCAGCGGCTTTCCGATGAGCGGATCGCGGCGGCGCGGTCGCTGGTGGGCAAGACGATCACCAAGGAGGGCGGTGGTCGGCTGTACACGGTCGAGATCCCCGACGACGGCGAGTACCTGCTCTACGACAAGCCGCTGAGCGAGCAACCGGAGGCGGTGCGGAAGGCGCTCGGCGATCTGCTCCAGAGACTCAAGAAGTCCGGAGGACTGCAGGCCAAGAAGATCCCGGATGATCCGACCGGCGCCGAACTTTACAAGGCGATGCAATCGCCGTTCGCTGCTAAAGCGTTCGGCTATACGGACTGGGGCGGCAGTGGCCGTGGGGTTTCTGAATACCTGCTCAGCCTGGGCGTGCGCGGCATCAAGTACCTCGACGCGAGCGCGCGGGACAGCAGCGGCGACAGCTTCAACTACGTGGTCTTCGCAGACTCTGATGCCGTCATTCAGGCATATGAACAGTCG